CCTGCTATCTGAGCAATCTCAGATTCACTAACGTCTTGTTTCAAACCACCACGACGTTCTTTTAATTTATCAGAGTTAAATAAAAATACAAAGTCTTTCCAGTATTGTTTTTGGTTTGCAAACGCTGCTGCAGCTTTTATAGGATTGTTATCTGACCAATTTATAAAGTTAGTAAACGATAACATCTGTAATAATGCAGAGCGGCGGTTGAAGAACATGATTGCACCCGTGGAACCGTTAATCCAATTAATCCATTTATTAGTTTGAATGTTAGCACCTGAAGGACGGTTACTACCGTTTTTCATAGCGTATATTGAATCTTCAAGGGCTTCACGATGCTTTCTACCTTTAATAGCTTCAACCTTATTAAGTGCAGCCTCATCAAATATTGCATCTACATTTGTAATAAACTGTGCAAGTATTTCTTTACGACCAACCTTTTCAGTCATGCTGTTAAGGTCGGACAATACTGAATCCCCAAGCCAAAACTCTGAAGGTTTAGGCCACGCCTCGCGACGACCAACAATGAGTAATGCTTCAGCAAGATCCGCAAGCGCTGGATTATCTAAAATAGCATTTTCTAAATCGTTTCTATCTTTATCGCTTAACCCAGGAACTTCTGTACCTGCAAGACCCCACATATATACACGAACCGCATGGTCATAAGTAAATGGTGTGCCAGGTACAGACTCCTCAAGCATTTTGTATTCATCTTTAAACTCTGTAGTAACAACTTTAAATTCTCTTTTAATAAGTTGTCGCATAGCGTCTATAGCAGCAATACCTCTAAAGTACGGGTCCATAAGATTCTTTTCAAAGAATTCCATATCTTTTTCACCTTGCTTGCCTTGTCCTGCAAAAGCATAATGTACTAAACCTCTAAAGTCATCGGCGCCTGGCGCAATAAAGAACTTAAACCTGCCTTTATCCTTACCTAAAATTTGAGCTCTAGTTCTAGATATTTCTGTTCTACCATCAATACCACTCTTTCTTCTAAGTATTGCGTTAAACTGAGCGTTTAATGCTTCAGGTGGTGCAAAACTAGCTGAATATTTTCTTTGATTGTCTTGGAATCTATCTAGTTCTACTCTATCTTTAGCTGCTATTTTTGCAACATCAGTTAAATCTAAATACTCATTACTTTCTTTAAGCTTAATTTTCTTTAGTCCTATTCCTAAAAAAGCTAAAAAAGAACCATCTTTTCTAACTCCAGCAACTTCATATAAAGAATTTCCAGAAAATAATATAATTGATCTAGGGTCTATTCCAAAATCGCCATCAATAAATGTTTTATCATCTTTTTTTCCTAAAAATCCCTGTGCTTTTGCAGTTATAGGATTTAAATACCTATCCCACCATGTACCTGATCTTAAATTGTACCCCGTTATGTTAGTTTGTTTAAAAGCTTTAGTTTTATTTTCATCCGATTTATTCATTCCTATAAGAACATAATTCTTACTCATATATGAATAGTTGGTTGCAAAGTCTTCCGGGTTTTGTAAAGCTGTATTAAAGAGCGTTTGTATCATAGTAGTAGCTGGTAAAGCGTGCTCTATTTCTATAGGTGCAACTTTTTTATCAAACCCTTTAGAATACCCTATCATACTAGCTAATGCTCTCATAGGGTGTTTTGTATTACTAGCAGAAGAGCTTAACCAAGTAGCTATAGCTATTACTACATCTGGATTATTTTTGTTTTGTTGAAGTACATCTTTTAATCCAAACCATAATTGTTTACCTGTTTTTTCTGTCCATATATTATAACTAAGAACAGCTCCTTGTTCATAAGCCGCTTTAGCAATTTCTTCATTTTGAAAAACATTGGTAGGTGTGGTATCTATAACTATGTCTGTTTTAGGATTTTTAAATTTTTTAGGCTTAGCTATTTTTTTACCGTATTTTTGGCTTGAATCATTAAATATATCTTCAATAAGCTTATTTCTTGCAGCTTGAAATTCAGCTTTAAATTCAGCTATAATTTTTATTTTTTCTTTTTTTAGTTGTTCTGGATTGTCTTCAAGCTCTTTTTCAAGCTCTTTAAGTCTTTTCTTAATTTTCCCACCAAACATTATTTCCTTACTATGCAGTAAATGAGTAGCCTCATTTGTTCCCCAAAAATCTCTTTCCATAATAGGAACCACAAAATCCTTAATGGTCCGCGTATACGTTTCTAGTTGCTCTGGATTACTTAAATCAAATAATTTACCTCCATAACCGTTGTCTTTAAGAATTTTTGTTAAAGCAGTTTGTATTAATTGTTCTTTTAACACTCTTGAATCACCATTTGGGGAATCAAGTAATCGAAGAGTAGCCATAATATCTGCTTCATTTAAAACATTTACAGCAGGTGGACGACCTTCTGAAATAGGTGCTGTAAATGAAAATTTAACATTACCGCGTTCAGCCTGTCTTTTAAATTCAGGTCCCATGTTTTCAGCGTTTTCAACACCGTTGCGCTTTTGATTTTCTATAAGCGCTTGTGCAATAGGACCGTTTTCGTCAAAAGATTTTTTAATTATATCAAATGTTATTTCTTCAGCCATAGCTTTAGCTAAAGATTCTTTTTTACCTCTTGTGGGATTACCGTTAGGCTCTAAGAATAACGACAAAAAGTCTGAATCAGAAATAGCACCAGGAGCTTTTGGTAAACGTCTAACCAAATCCGCACCAGATGTGCGCCCAGCTAAATCTGTTTCCATTGTTTCCCTATCTATTTTTTTACCTTTCCAATCGGTTGTAAAAACACCATCAACACTTTTTTGAATAGCCTGTGGAATTGCTTGACTCAACCAGGTAGTTGACATATTCTCTAAAATAGCCGCTTTATTACGCAATAAAAACTTACGCAACTCGCCATCTTTTTTACCACCCATAGCCTTTTTAAAATCAATATCTATTGACTTACCCGCTTCTTTTTTAATTTCTCTAATTAAAGGCGTAACGGTAACATTGTTGCTTACTTTAGCATCTATACGAGATTTTAAAAGAGCAACTATTTTAATTACTTTTTGTTCAATATCTTTTACAACATCTTCATCTACTACCCTTCTTCTAAGTAAATCTCTATATTCAGGTCTTTTAGACAGCTCTTTTTTAATTTCATTAGAAATATCAGCAACTTGTTTTGCTGTTTCGCTGTCAAGACTTCCCGTTTGCTTTTCTCTAGCAGCTTCTTTAGCTAATTTTTTATTGATGTCAAGCGCGGCAAAATTAATATTAGCCATAAGGAATTCTACAAATCCTTCAGTTCCAATTGCCTCGTTACTTCCCTTTCTTTTCTTTTCAGGGTCGAAATTTATAAGGCGTTCTTCTAAAGACTCTATTAGACCTCTAACTTTTTCTGTTTGCCCAGGGAACTTACTTACTATAAAATTATGTACAGGTTGCCCTGGCTGTAAAAGCATGTATATGTCAGTAAACCCTGGATCTGATTGGAATTCAGCTTTGGTTTTAGCTTTTTTGGGCACTACAGATCTAATGGTTTCAAATAATTCCTTTTTAGTAGTAACAGATAATTTTATATCCGTTGTTATTCCCTTTGATGCTTTAGCCTTAGCTTTAGCAGCAAAAGATAATCTTCCTTTTTTATAAGAAGATTGATAATCTTTTACAAAATCAAATACTTGGCGCCCATTTTCAAATTTAATATCTTTTCTACCAAAACTAGTTTTAACAGCATTTGAAATCCAACGACCTATTCTTGCCCATACGGTTTCGCCTAGCTGCTCAAAAGATACTTCTTCTTTAGCTATAGCGTCTGAAAGAAATGTAATATATTCATCTATATCAGCACCTTCAACATTACCTTCTTTATCAAATTTAATATCATAAACTTGTTCTCCTGTTTCCGGGTTTATTATTTTAGCTCTTTTATCAATGTCTGCTAGTATCCCGCGTTTTTTAAGTATATTTCTAAACTCGTTTATAATGGTTTTTTGTTGTTCTTCACTAAGAACATTTTTAAACTCGTTTCTAAGAATATTATGTAATAATTCATGGGAAGCAACAGACAAAAACGCTCCAGTTTCCGCAGCTCTGTCAATATTAATTATTATTTCTCCATCTTGCTCCATAAAACCATCAGCATTTAGTGCTGATGCATCATATCCAGCCTTAATAAAGTCTTCGTTTGTAAGCGTCTTAACATTTGAACCAGCTTTTCTCGCAAGTCTACCTGCTATTTCAGCGTCTTTAAGAACTATTTCTCTATTAGCCCCTATTATTAATTCTTCAAGTTGTGATTGCGCAGTTGAAATTGATTGGTCTATAACAGAATGGTAAGCTTTGTCCATGCGCTTTTTTTGCGCTTCCATTTCTTTTATGCTTGATTGTAGCTTTAATATTTCTACAGCATCATATGCATCTTGCTCAAGAAGTCTTGCAGGCATTGAATTAATTGAACTAGCAACCGCCTGTGCTTCAAAAATAATTTCATCAGCTTGATCTCTGGTAATACGCCCAGCATCTACCATAGCGTTTAACCGAGAAGTGCTACCCTTCATATCCTTCGCAAAAGCATAAAGGTTAGTTATTCTTTGTTTATTTGTACCTTTAAACCCTACATTTTTAAGATTAACGCTACCTAATAAACCAGCAGAAACAAAAGAAAGTATAGAGGTTTCTATAAAATCTTTGCGGCTATAAGTATCTTTAACAAAATCAACTCCAGCTGCCTCGTTTAATCTTTTATTTACTAGTTCAAATTCACCGTATTGCTGAATATTTTCTTGTACAACTTCTTTAGAACCTTCATTTAAAAAGTTTTTAGAAACTGTTGCTGTTTTAACTAAACTAGCTTTAAGAGACTCTTTAAATGCTAATGGACTTTTTCCTGCTTTTAAATAATCACGAACAGCTTTATTTACAACACCTGACCTAGATAAAAAATCATCTAAGTTTTTCATAGCTGCAATTCTTGGATTTATAGGTCCTGTAAGACCATATAAAGCACCCATTTCAAGCATAGCCTGCGATGCTAAATCTTCCGCTTCTTTATTTGTTAAACCAGCGTTTTTAGCCGCTAAAATTGTTTGCTCATATCCTGAAGCCGCACCGTAAAAAGTTTGAAATAAAGTAGACTCAGCTACAGCGGGATTAAAAGGCACGCGTAATCCAAAAGTAGAAGCATTTGTAATACCGCGCATATTTGTGCCGCCACGGTTAACCATGTTCATGTATTTATTATACTGCGCTACATTTTTAAAACCATTAGCCTTAGCTAAATATGTACTGGAAGCGGCTGCTCTAAATCTTCCTAAACCCCTGGTGGCTAATACCTGAAATCCAATATTACCCATAACAGCACCCATTTGAACAGCGCCACCTTTAACACTTACATCAGAGACTACTTCTTCTGATGCTTTAGCATTTAGTAAAATATTTTTAGAATCTCCTTCAGATAAAGCATTATTTACAATATATCCTGCATCTACATCATATATTGTGCCTTCTTCGGAAACTATATAATTGCTGCCTTTATAAGCGACTTTTTTGCCCTTAGCGGACATGTAATTTAAGTTTTTAACATCCCAAGCGTCAATTTCTTGAGAATATAATCTTTGTCTGTCTACATAGGAATCGTTAGCACCAAGAGCTCCTAAAATACCGTCTTCCATCCAATATATAAAATCAAAACCCGCGTCAAAAAATCCTTCTATTGTAGATTCTATTGTTTGTCCAGCAGCATTATCAAATGAGCTTATAGCACTTCTTTCTTTTTCTTTTTTAACCTCAGATTGTAGTTTTTTCTGTATTTTCTTATTTCTTTTGCTTAAAGCTGGAAAATAATTTTGATTATATATGGACAGCTGATCATAGTCATATAAAGGCTCTAAAGATTGTTTTTTAATGCTTTTATCATAATATAAATCAAGCATACCTTTATACCCTACTGCTTCTGAATAATAATCTTTATTTAAAGAATAATCATTAATTGCATTTTTTTTATCTAGCTCGCCCTGAGTATCATTTATATAATCTTGCAGAAATCTATATAATGTTGCTTCTTTTTGAGCATCAAGAACCTCTTGTTTTGTAAAATCTTCCCCTAATATTGCGCCATCATACCATTTAGAGGTATAAACGCCATCAGCAAGATCTTTTTCAAAGTCTTCAGAAAACCCTTTTCTTTTTAGCCAAGCTTCAAAATCAGCAACCTCAATATCTACAGCTTGCAACCCAATAATATCATAATGCTTGCTAACAAAATCCGTTTTTAATTCTGGGTTATGGTCTTGAACATTGGCAAGTTTAGGATTTTCTTGAATTGGTCTTTTTTCAGTTTCAAAAATAATATCTTGAGATGTTGAAATTGGGGTAACCCCTAAATCACGAGTACCATATACATCATCTTTTGTAGAAATCGTTGGAGCAGCGCCCGCGTCATAATAAGCAATTTCACCATTATCTGTTTGAACAGCTACTTGACCCATATACGGATCTGAAACACCTATTATTCTATTTTCTTGAGGAATATATACTGGTATGACGCTATCATCACCACTTTTTACATTATTTGCTACTCTTTTTGCAAATTCATCAATTCCGGGTGACTCCAAAGAAGTATCGGCCAAACTGGAATCCCCAGCGGCCGTTGTTTTTACTGGTTCCGTCGGTGGAGTCGTTTCCTCCGGAACCGTTGTCTTTCCCTCACTAAATTGCCACCCGTATTTTGAGGACCACTCTTCTATTGTAATCCCATAGTGGTCCGCAGACTTTTTCGCCTGTTCGTCTGAAATACTTTTACCGTCTAATATGTACATGAATTATTTAAATAAATTTGGGTTGCTAATTTGTACGTCTTTTAAATTAGGATAAGTTTCTATTAAGCCTGATTTTACATCTTCTACAGTCCAGCCATTATTTGTAACTGATATTTTTATAGGTTTAGTAGCTGTTCCTACATTATATACTTGATTAATTTCAATAGGTGTAACACCAAGTCTTGATTGCTCTAGAGCTCTTTGAGCGCTACTCATGTCACTATAAGTAGTATTCCCTTCAGCATTATCATAAGTAGCTTTACTTCTTGCACCAACAGCTTTAAACCCATTTACCAATCTGTCTATAACTTCTATTTTTGTAGAATTAGGATCTTCCTCGTTGTATACAATATCACTTAAATCAATACCCTCGTATACAAAGTCTCCAGCAACTAATGATTTTAAAGCTTGCTCATCTGAAAGCTTTTGGTCTAATTGTAACCTAATTGAATTTGCATTTTCAGCAGTAAGCTCTGAATTACTGGCTGCAATAGTTTTTGCTTGACCTGTTATATATTCTGCAGTGGTGAAATGTTTTAAATAAGGGTCTTGATGGTCGTTCCAGTTTACTGTTTTACCGGAATACACAAATTGCATATTGCCACCGTTAGCTATTTGTAATGTAGCTATATTATCTTCATCAAAGCCATACACAGAAGCGGCATCAGCTTGTGCTACTGCATTACCCACGCCGCCTGACCAAAGCCTTTTGTCATTATCGTCTTCGTATTGGATTTTAGCCTCTTTATAGTCTTTAAGTTGTTCACTTAAATTACTTATATTATTATTTACCTCGCTCATAATATCAGCGTAGTATTGGTATTCTGAAGATGACTTATCATCTATATAAGCTATTTCATTGGCCGCCTGTGCGTATATGTTTCTTTGATCTACTAAATAATCTTTTACAATAGTTTTTTGTTCAAATGTAATATCAGTTAAATCTACTGTATTCATTGAGTTCATTCTATTGTTAACCTTAGTGGTTATTGCGTCGACCTCCTGCTTTTCTTTTTCTTGGTCTTGCAGTATTTTAGAATAAGCGTCCAACAGATTAGAAGGCTTATATGCTTTTCCGTAATCAACAAAACCCTGGGAACCATATACCTGACCAGCCCCTTGTATTAATGATTTATCCGCCATATATACTTTCATTATAAAAACCTACACCAGCACCAACTAAATCGCCAACACCGCCTAATAAAGCTTGAGTAGCCTGTTGTCTTGCTAAGTTAGCCGATGCTAATCTTTGTTGAGACATACCTAATTCTGTTGAATATTGCTCTCTTTTTAAACTTCTTGAAAGCAAATCACCTTTACGTTCTAATGCTTGCAATTGACCAGCTCCCTGAGCTTGTTGTGAAGCAATGGTTTGTTCTTGTCTAGCTATATCAGCAGATGCGCGTTGAGCGTTCTGAGATTGCTGTGCTAATAGTGATTGGGTTAGAGCGCCTATGCCGGAAGAACCAGCTGCCCCTTTGAGTGCGTCCATAGTAGCAGCCATGCCTTGCTGTTGCTGCTGCGCTTGAAAATCAGCAGCTTGTTGATTAACCGTCATATCTTCGTATGGGTTTTGCATGTTCCTATATGGATTGGATAAGTCTTGATTGCGATACTGCGCCATGTTTTGATCAAACATAGCTTGTGCGTCTCTTTGCTCTTGTCTGCGGCGTTTATAGCCGATAGTTCCGCTAGCTACACCTAGTGCGCCTTGTACACCAAGGCCTACTAATGGTAATGGTATTGCCATATTAAATTAGTTTATAAATTATTATTACGTATTATTAGCTGCTTATAAAAACTTCCGAGTTGATAGCAAACAGTTCTTTCTTAGCTGTGCTGTTTGTTGACATTTCTACATCGGCGTAATAGCCTATAACACCTGAAGTATTTTTGTATTCATCTTTAACTATAAATAAAAAGTTACTAATAGATGTTGCTCCTAAGCCTTTGCCTGTTGTGTTTTTAACAGTCATTGTATTAGTAACTCTATTTATACTTTCAATAGTACCTACCGAATGAATGTCGTTATTAGGTCTTTTGGTAAATAACATATCTTTTACCTGAGCTGAATCATTAATATGCGGTAATACTATAGTATATACGTCATCAACATTTCCAGAAGGATTATTATTATTGTTTACAACACTAGTAGGATAACCAAGTCCCTGAATATTAAAAGCTTCAGCTTTTAAAGTACCGGATTGTGCGTCATTATCCCATGTACCAGCTTTACCAGATATAAAGTTATAATATATACCTTCTTTTTTAACCCAAGTGCTTACGCTTCCGTCTTGCTCTTGTGTAACAACCTCGGCAATCCACCCAGTATCACCTTCGTAAGATAGTGCTTTAAAATTTTTTATACTAGAAGGCTGGTCATTAAATATAACCTTTACAGAAGCATTGTATCCTAGGCCATAAAAAGTGTTTCTATTGCTTTCTGCAGAATGCTCGTATAAATTAGCCTGGTTAAATGTATAATATTCATTATTTAAAGATTGTCCCGCGACTGCCATATAAGATAGTCTAGTAGGCCACCCATTAACCTTTTCTTGAAAAGATAACGTTTCGTTATTAATAGATAAGTTATAACACCCTGTTGTTTGATCATAACTACCCCATATATAAGAATTTGTTTCTGCTTTAAACGCATCTTCAATATATTGAGACATATCTTTATCCGATATACTGGTTATACCGTCCATGGATAACCTAAGCACTGAGCTTCTTTTCTTATCAGTAAAGTAAATTCTAAACCCATAAGAAGCAAACGACTCAGGATTGGTAGATATACCGTACTCGCCTGCAAAAGCAGAAGCATCACCTAATACCCTATTGCTAGCAATTAAATTAGGATTGCCATCTGCATTATATATAGCGTCTTTGTCTATTAGTATTCTATATACTTTATCCTCGCAAAAAGCAACTAACGAAGTATCTCTAGCATGCAGTTTCTGTATACCACCGTATATAGGTTCTATGTCTTTGGTAATCTTTTCAGCCATGTTAAACTGGTTAAGATTATTTACACCTGAAAGAGAATTAAAAATACCAGAGTATATAAGCCCTGTTTTACGCACCTCTTCTGCATAGGGCTCATCTAATGGCGCCGAAGCCTTAGAGCCTTTGTCTATAGTAGGCGCGTTAAAATCATCTCTTATACGATTAGATTCTACACCATTCCCAAAGCTGTAGCAGTTAAACCAATCGATGCTTATCGAGTTAGTATAAGTATTTATAGGTAAAGCATCAGTAGCTTCATAATATATATCTAAATCTAAAGTTTCTTGCGGTATAGTTTCAAATATAGCTGGTGAAGATGAAGAAAACTCTACATTAAACTGGTCTAAGAATGTATCCCAATCTGTAGTTTGCTTAAATATTTCAAAATCGTATTTACTTACATCAGTCGCGGATGCAGGAGAGCCGCTCCAATCGTCGACAGGGTGGTTTTGTATATTTTTATCTAATGTAAAAGTTCTAACAAGCTCTATGTCTCTCCCTGTATAAGTATTATTAGTAGGAGTGGCATCCGCTCTGGCTCTTACTAAAGTAGATATATTGGTTATTTTGTAATAATTTTGGTCGGGGTCTTGTTCAAATTTAATAAATTTCCCAACCTTCATATTATTTACAAACCACCCGGTGCCACCATCTGGCGATGTAATATCGAGATCCGTGTTATCTATAGTGCCACTTTCCGTGAGAGCTTCGTCGTGAGGCAGATATAAAAGTGTAAATTGATTACTGCCTTGCTCAGGGTAATCAGCTATTGTATAGCCACCGTTTTGGTGATCTTGCCAAGCTACTTGAGATATTATTTCTGGAGCAGTATCACTAACTGTTCTTACAGAGTTAACTGGCGTAATAATAGGATTGTTACTAGCCGCAAGTGCAACATTTTCGTAAACAGGGTTTAATTGATGCTGTGGGTCTATTAAAAAGTCTTTAAAATTAGCATCTATATTTATTTTAACAAAAAACTTACCGTTATACATTCTGCGCGGCCTTGCAACATAATCTATAACGGCTATTTTACTTACACCTATATTACTACCCGCTATTTCTGATCCTAAGGCTTCTTCTAAAACAACCCTATAATTTACACTATCTAAACCATTTTGAGGTACACTTTGAGTAGGGCCACCTTCTTTTATTTCATATAAATCAGTTTGCCCATTAGCTGTTTGTAATCTAATAAAACCACCTTGATTAAATGCTTGTGCAAATTTTGTATTAAAATCAGATCTTGGCCCGTTAAAAGTTATAACAGTATCGCCCTCCCCAACATTACATAAACTTACTTGATGCTCGGCTATAACTGTTTTTTTGTACAAAACATCTTCCGGCGTTTCATTAGAAATGCTTAAAGCTTTATATCTAATGTCTTCATCAACAGAAGCTTCATCATCATGCACCTTTTTTAGTGCTAAAAAGTCGCCTTCCTGTAATTTGTTTCTTTCGGCACTTGGAAAAGAAAGCCAAACATTGCCGTCGTCTGCAGGGAAAAACCTATCTAAAGCTAGATTATAGTATTCACCGCTAATATCTTTTATATAGTATTTAAAATACGCAGCCCAGGTTGGGGCGGTTCCGCTTGCTTGTGCGCTTATTGAATTTACTTTAACAGCAGATTGTTTATCAACAGTAACACTTGCATTCTCACTTGTAAAAACAGGTGTTTCTCTTCCGTAAGCATCACCAAAAACAACACCCACTTGGTAGTTTCTAAGTGATTTAACCGAAGAATTTGCTCTTTTTAGTTGCGGGTGATTAGTAGAAGTTACAGACGCTGTTATGTTAGGTTTATTGGTTATATCATATCCTTGTGTATAATTACCATAAACTATTCTATTTGATACAACCTCTTGCGATTTCGCTTTACGAGGAACATTATCAAAAGTTCTAAGAAACTGGTTGGGCTCAATAATAGGGCCTACTATTTCAGAAGTAATTTCATATTCAGTCGCGGTATCTCCAACTGAATCCACCTTATATATACCGGTTGAGTTAGTTTCTTTATATAATATATCTATTTCTACAACATCGTCTGGTGGGGTTTCAAAAGTATGAATTCTTAAATAACGTAAGTTATTTTTCATACCAACATTATGAGCCTTAGAGCTTTTATATTCAAAGTCACCACCTATAAACGCAGGCTCTGAGAAGGGTGAAAACCCGGAATACTCTCCGTCAATGTATTTCCATCTATATGCAAATCGAGGAAACTTATTTTCAAACATCGGCGGGTCTTCTTCTAATAAACAAGACCAAACTAAATTTTCACTCGCCATATCAGACGATGCCGATAACACTTCTAGCTTATATGTATAAGGCGAGCCAGTTGGCAAAGGTGTCTTTACTTTTGCTCTAACTCTATATTCGTCTATTAAATTTTTTTCTCTAGGCTTTGATGCGTTTAATATGACTATATCGTCTACAGCCCAATCGTTCAAGCCGGTGAAGTTTAAATCCACTTCTGTCCCATTAGGCACAGGCACGTTGTCACCAGTCACTACACCAGATAATGAAAAATTATGTGTTACCTCTACGGGATTTAAACCACAACCAATCCCAGTACCTGTTTTTTTAGTAGCCTTTGTTTCTAAAGAAGGGGCATTTTGAGGTCTTTTCTTAATTACAGTAATATCTGCCTCTACAAAGTCTCTATTATATACTTGCGTGTGAGTTTGAGCATTTGTAGTACCTTCCTTAAACCTGTCTATATTTATTTTTTTAGGCTCTCTATTATTATCAGTAAATAACAAAACGCCTTCTAAAATATTTATACCTGTTATAGGATTTTTCCAGTTCCAGTTAAGAATAGATTGTGTATCCGTTAATACTAAATCTAATACATCCGTATTTTGATCGTATTCAGCAATTAAGCTTACGCTAGCATTTTGAGTTGCTACTAAATAATATATTTTATCATTCTGACCGTCTACTACGCTGCCTACAACATTAGTAGCTACACCAATGCCAAAATTACTTTGCCATATGCTATCTCCGTCAGGTCTTGCGTTTTTTATCGTGTTGCCAGGTATATTTTCTATTGCGCCAACATCAGAACCTGTAGAAGTAGAAACTTGTATGTTTAAAGCGTCTCTATATTGACCTGGAGAAAGTAATCTTTCATCTAGGTCTTTATTCATTTTACCGCCTGTAAACGTTCTTTGTATTTTAGCCATAAATTAATGCTTTATCCACTTAGCTTGGTTACGTAATACCTGAGCCATTTCAGATAATTTTAAATTTGACATGCGCAATTTAGCGTTACGCTTAGACGCTATCATTTCTTTTTTAAATCTAGCAACCTGGTATTCTGGAACATTAGCTCTTCTCGATAATATTGCATACGCAATATATTTGTATATAGCATCTTCAGCGAACTTATGTACCTTCATATCTTCATCATGTCCTAGCCCATCACTAATATACCGTAGTACAACAAGCTTATTAGCAAGGTCCGAACTAAACCGTATAACGCCTGCTGTTTGGTCAATAAAAAAAACACCGTTAGTTTGCATTTGTTCAGGAGAACCTCCAAAACGATTACCGTATCTGTATAAATTAAAAAATTCAGACTCCGTAGTTGTAAAATTGTTATTTGTGTTTGCAGCTGTAAACTTATCTAAAGTTGTGCTACCTTCTGTGTATATTTGAGACCCCTGTTTATCATATATATTATTACCATCAGAGTCTTTTAAATAACTTATTGGATAAGTAGTATTATTAGTAGGATATATTATTCTTTCAATGCCGTCATCATCTATCCAAGAAATTTTTGTATAATTAACATAATCATGAGGTAAAGTTATAGATAATGTAGGGCCTAACTCTTCCTCAATGGCTTTAGTTGACGGGAAAGTATCAAAACTAAATTCTTGGATACCACGCATTGCGTGAAATACAATATCCGATCTTTTTACTTTTGAAATAAGTTTGTCCTCTCCAACGTAAGAAATCATAAATGAATTTATAATATCTTGAATTACAGTAAACTGATAAGTTCCCTGTATAGAGTCTTCGTAATAACTCTGCGCGTCTGTTGCTAATCCCATATATTATGATTTTTCTTGTTGTACTTTTTCTTTGTCTGTTTGATCAGATATTTGATACAAACTAGGGTCTTTTATTGCAATACCCGCAATTTCTAAAATCTTAAACACTAATTCAACCTCTTCTGTACTATGCAACTCAAAATCTACAGAAGCTGCTGAATTATATTGCGCTGCACCTAATATATCTTGATATGCCCAATTAACTAATGCGGGTTTTTTAATGTAATCACATTTTATTTTAGAAACAGCGCCATCGTCGGGGTCACCATCTGTAACCGTGCTGTTTGTAAAAAGCTGTTCTTGGCCAAAATATATTTCATAGCCATTTTCATACTCTACATAAACAGGTCTATCTTTTGTTGGCCTTGTATATGGATTATTTAATAAATATATGAGCTCATTTTTTGACACAAGATCACATTCATTTGGTAAACCAACTGCGGGATCGTACATTAATGTACCTAGTCTAGACATATCTGACGGCCTTAACCATACTGCGCTATTAGTATCGTATGTTAGCTCTGCTCTTTTTTCAAAAACAGCTATTTTTTCTCTTAACAGATTAAGTATGTCTGCATACTCTGTATTATTACCAGGTATTCTACTAAACTGATTAATGTCATAAAAGTATTGCTCAAATATGTCTAATTGAGCTTGATTAGCAAATATGTTAAATTCTTGAGGTGTTATATATCCTCTCTGTTCTTTGTTAACAATAGCTAACACTCTTTGATACACCGTATCTACGCTTACGCTCATAGTTATATATTTATTAAAAAATGGGAGCCGTTTTCACGACCCCCACTATTAAGACTTAAAGTCGTTTTTCAATAGCATTCAAAACTTCCATGCCTTCATCTGTTTTGAAATAGGCCGCAAGTGCTGAATAAGGGTGCTCGTCAAACGGAACAGTCATTAGTTTTCGATTTGTATCTCCATAAAAGAACGTTCGTTGATCCGCTGACAGTTTTAAAATACCCATTTCTGTAGCTTTAATACCGATGTTTCTTAAATGTACATTTTCATCATTAGCAAGATCTAAGAATAATTTAGGCTCATTACGTGCAAATACAAGTAAATCGCGTTTAAGCTCCTTAGAACTCATTCTAGATACTCCTGAGCCTATTTGGACACGCATAATAGCCTCTGCTTCATCTAAATCTAGAGAGGTAGCTAAATTCATAGCGTCTAATTCCATCTCTATATAATCAACCTGTGATGTAGCTATTACATCTGGCTTATATTCTTTTATAATGCCTTTATGCATATAAGGGTGGTATAAAGAGAGTAATTGTTGCAATGCAACTTCTTCTTTAGGAACACTTAGTGAACCTTCTCTAAATACAATACGCCCTAAAGTTGCAGGTCCTTTTTGTTCATCTACAAAACAAGAACGCTGATTAGTAGCATATTTAAGCTCTCTTTGATAGCCTTTTTCTTCGTCAAACCACAACAAAGGGCTTTTGGCTGAGTGCATTGATGGTATTTTAAACACTAAAGGTTTTTTTCTACCTGTAAGCTCGTACAGTCTATCTTTATATTCCCACTTAGGATTTGTGGGTTCTTGTAATGGTTTATCGATATTATCAAATGATACTACCGGCGCCTCTGCAGGCATTTGTTTTTTTGTTGCAGTCTTTTTAGCTGCAGGTTTTTTAGCTGTTGCCATGATATAATATAATTAAATAAAAGAAAATATATCCCCCAGCCGCAGCTAGGGGATAATATTATGTGTATATTATTTTTTCAATAATACGAAGTTGTTAGCAGCTTGAACACAAAGTGCACGCTCAGATAAGAAATGAACATTCATTTCATCAACCGCGCTAGTGTAGTTTCCACCAACTGAGCCAGTAACCCAAGATTTCATTCTACGATCCTCAGCCTCATTAGCACGGTAACGTACGTGTAAGAAAGGACGTGAAATGTTTTGACCTAATTGCTCGTCGTAAACAGTAGAAGTACCAGCTGGTACAATAACACCTTCAATATCTGCCTGAAGACCACCGCGTGTTGCAGAGTCGTTCAAGTATTTCCAATCAGTTTTGTAGAAATCGTAAGAACCACGACGGAAACCAGAGAAACCTAAGTTTAACGCCATTTCTTCACTGTTTTCAAATACACCAAAAGAAGTACCACCAGCACCGTAAGAGTTTTGAGCAGCAAGCATGTTGTCAATCTCTAAAGCGGTAGTACGATTTAAGAACATCATGTTCTCTTCAATAGCACCTTGCTTATCAAGTTCGTGAAGAATAGTATCAAACTCTTCAAGACCTTCACCAGAACCAGCACCATCAAATACAGCGCCAGAGTAAACAAGACCACGAGTACCAATAGCTTCAAACATACCTTCGGTACCTTCAATACCAGTTCCCATATCAGCACCTGCAGCGCCAGCTTTTTCAGCTTCAACCATTGACATTTCTAGGTAGTCTTCAAAACGTAGACGTGCTTCGTGCTCAGACTTCAAGTACCACAAGTAACCGCCAGTACCAGCTTCGGTAGTAACTTCTACCCAACCAATTTGAGCAACATCAGAACCTTTTACACTGTACTTGTCACGAAGAATAATAGGCTTGTTGTCAAATGTTGTGAATGAAGCATCGAAAGAATTACCGACATCGCCCTCACCTTTTTTGTACTCAGAACCAAAAACGAAAATGCTTATGCTGTCATCGCTTGTATTATCAAGACCAGTTGGTAAAATAGCATTAGCCTCACCATATACTGCAATAGTAGCAGCATTTGCAGTAACCGAAGTAACACGCGCTTTAGCTGTGTTAGTGCCGTCAGAAACCACAATAGTCATACCTGCACCTAGTAAGTGACCAGTAGGTAAGCTAGTAATTTGAGAAGCTGTGTTAGCATCAGCATTGTTACTGTTAAGATCAGTGTATGCGATGTGCAAACGACCCTGCTCAGACCATACAACACGGTCAGAAGCCATAGGCATTTCAGCACCAACCATACGCAAGAAACCGCCTACAGTACGCTTTCCGTATCGCTCTACTTCTTTTTCGTAGACCTCAGGAAGAAATTGTTGTGCAAACGTCATGTCCGCAACAGATAGATAATTGTCTCCGAACAATCCTTTAACTGGGCGTGGAGTCAAATGTGATAAATTTGCCAAAGTATTTGGCGTAACGTCAAAACTCATTTTTTATAAATTTTAGAGTTAATTATTTTTTAAATTTAATCTTAAGCTTAGAGCTACTTTCCCCGCTGTCAACCGCACGCATAGTCCAACCATTAGATGTAGTAACTTCTTTATGCACCCCTCTCGGGTCCATATCTACATTTTTGGCTTTAGTTATACTTGTTCTAAGAGCATCAGCCTTGCCTTGCTCGTAGAAATGTTGTGCAACTTGATCCGCGTTCATAGCTGTAAACAAAGATTTGTGATAACCCTTAGCATCTGACATCTCTCCTTTTTCATTCAAGAACTTCTTGGTAAAGTTATTAATGTCGCTTTGAGTACTTTTGATCTTATCGGCATTTTTAACTTTAAACCTATACTTTTTGTCTCCCACTTGATAATCGAAACCTTCGAATTTATCTGAAAACACTTGATCGGTTTGTTTGTTAAAAATGTTTACTTGTCTTTTAGCTATTTTAGCAGACTCTTCACTTTCTTTATTATAGCGGTTGAAAAAATCAACTGCTTTTTGTTGATCAGGGCTCAACCTTGAACCCATCTTGATCTCATCGTAGTATTTAGACTTAAGACCGTCTAAATAATTTTTAGCATTTGCTAATGCTTGCTTACGCTCTACCTTTTTACGTCTTACTTCACGTTCGTCGTCAATGTCTTCGTCATACGAAAACTTATCTTCCATCATAAAGTCGATGTCCTCATTATCTAAATGCGGATTCGTGCTTTGGTAGTATTCACGAAGTAATTGTTCTTCGTTTAAAGAACTGTAATCGGTATTAAGCTTTACGTAGTCTTCTAGCGTTCCACCTGTTTCATTCATAAAGTCTACAACTTTTTGAATATTTTCAGGTAATTCTATACCAGATTCTTGTGCTTCTTCAATTGCTTCAGTAACTTCTTCTTGAAGTTCCTCAACAATTTCTTCAACTTCTTCGTTTGTAATTTCCTGTAATACGGGTTGTTCTTCTACAGCTTCTTCAACGGGTTCATCAGTTTCAACGGTGCCTTCTCCGGCAGGTTGCTCAACTGGTTCTTCGACGTTTTCTGACTGTATTTCTTCGCTAACTGCGGGTTCGTCTTGTACAGGAACCTCATCTGGGCTTTGCTCTTGAACGGCATTTTTACTGAAGTCTACTTTAATTGTACCATCGTCATCTACGCTGGTAGTTGGTTTAAATTCTTCACTCATGATAAAATATTATATAATTGTATATGGTTATTATTACTTAGGTTCGAACGTTCCTAAACCAAATCCACCGCCAATGATGTCATTTCCAGCAGATTCAAAGTTTTTAGGACCTGTTTGCTTTTGTCTTTGTTCTATTAATTCGCTTTGTTGAGAAGCTTGTAATTTGGTTCTTTCGTCTGTACGGTCTTGTTTTTGTTTCTCTTTAGACTTTTGTCCTTCAACCTCAATGCCTTTAAGCTGCATGTTATAATTGAACTCCAATGCCATAAGCTCTTTCTTGGCGGCAACCTCTGCTTGCATTTTTTGCTGTTCCATCTGGCCCTTAAGCTGCTCGAGCTGCGCTTTTGTCTGAAATAATGCTTGGTCTTTTTGCACTTCCGCTTGTGCCGCAACCTGTTGCGCTTGTGCGTTTGCTTGTGCTTGAGCTTGTATATTCTGCTGCTGCATCATTTGATCGCGCTCTAGCTTTTTCTTGCGACGAAGTTTTAATAGCTGGTTAGCTAATTTTATATTCTTAACTTCTCTAATATCTATAGCATCTTCTAAATCAATTAAACCAGCGGAAAGTGCTGTTTGTATATTGTTTTCAAGCATGCCTTTTTCTTCTTCATCTGGTAATAATTGTAAAAATATACCAAAGTCGTGCATGTGCAAATCGCTAAGCTCTGCTAATGTTGCCGCATTAAAACCTCCTATTTTTTGTATAAACGTTTCTTTAGAGGGGCTATACTCTATAATATCTGAAACTCTTAATGATAAACATTCTGCGGTTTCAGCAGTTAAAAATAAACCTGCGTCAAGTATATGTCTTGTAGCTGTATTTGAATTTGCAGCCGCTAGCTTTTGTACACCGACTAATGCTCTTGAATCAGGTGTAGAACCGTCACGCGCTTCATTAAGACCCGTTACATCACGAATCATCTGCAAGTAATAGTTGTATGTCTGTATAAGAGTTTGTAATTTTTGTCCACCAGCACCTGTTTGCAAAGGTTGAATAGGCACTTTACCGGGATTCATATCACCCTCTTGTGTAAATGAGCGTCCAATAACAGAACCTGTTTGGAAATACATGTTAAGCGCTTCTTGCGGATTATAGTTTGTTCCGTTACCTAAATCTATTTCAGCAAGTCCATCGGCGTCTAGGTAAACACCATCAGGCATCATTTTTGCAAGAACTTGTTGCATTTTTAAATGAGTAAGCTGAATCATATCAGCAAAACCAGTACAACGGCTAACTAAAGATTCTATTTTACCCTTGTACATTCTTGGAGCCACTATACTGTAATTCATTTTTACTTTTGTAATGTCGCTTTTAGGGCGCATCATATTAGTAGCTATGTTCCACTTTAATAATTTATCAGTACCTAATATTAAAGCCCCTTCATAAAGTACTTCTAACGAACGTGATAATTTGCTAAAATCAATAGTGTCTTCTGGCGGATTAAATTGATCATCTCTTAATATAGCTTTTGAAGCGCCGGTAGAAGTTTCTTTAACTTTATACACTTCGTTCATATAAGTTTTATAGTTAAAATATAAAACCTGTATTGTATTAGAATCTCTAAAATCTTGATTTTGTGTTGTAGAATCAAAAGCAGTGCCATATGATTTAGAATTTTTCTTTTTTATTTCATCTAAATCTTCGTTGGTTAATTCAGGAAATTGCTTTTTTAATTCGTTTATGGGTATCCACTTAACTTCACCTACATAATATATATCTTCAAAATAAGGTGATTCCGTATATGAATAAACTAAGTTGGCTGGATCTACATACTCTACTTTAACACCTTCAGCTGTACTGTGTCTATTTTTTACAGCAGCTATTCCAAGTGTAGCTATATCATAATATAAACGCTTTTTTATTAAGTCATAATTATTGCTTTCTAATAATGTATTAATAGCTTGCTCTTCAGCTATTTCTATTGATTGCTTATAACTTAGTTGCATATGTAACTCGAGTTCTTCCTTAGTTTCAGGAAGTTGCTCTGGGTCATTTTCAAATAAGTTTATATTAAATTCTTCTTTAACAAAATTATTTAGGTCTTTTGTTTGCATGTCGCGAATCATAGATTCCATGTATTTCGTGCGTTTTGAAATACCAAATGGATCTTGTGAATATGCTTTAATATCAAAAGATCTATCAGCTATACCATTTACTACAATATCAACAAACTTTGAAAGAATAGGTACAGGCTTCCAATCTAAGTTAAGGTAAGACAAATCACCATTTATAGATAGCTCATCTTTATACTTTTGTATGGATTGCTCGCCTCTGGCATATTGTCTTAAATTGTGAAAAGATTTTTGGTTAGTATTATGACGTATGTTTCCAGCATTACCTGAAAACCATTCTTGCTGAATAGCGCGCCCTACTTTTAAGCCGTACTCATATGACATTTTTTCTTGGTCTGATACGACTTGGCTTGGGAAAAAACTATTTACAATTTGGTTAGCCATATTGTTATTTTATTATTGTTGAATTATAACCTTCTTGATTATATCGAGCAATCTTTAGGTTTAATTTTGTTTTTTGTTGTTTTCCGACGGGTCTGTATAAATCTTTGTGGCAAGCCATAATAGCAAGACCAGAACTAATAGCAGCATCATATTTTGTTCTATTATTTATGTCAAATTTAGACCAATCGTTTAATGTTTCGTTAAAATACATTGTACCGTATTCACCCTCAGCTATTTGACCAACATGTTCGTTAATGTACATCTCTATTGCTGCAGCGTGTGATTGCTTCATATCCATGCTTGAGTTTGGAATACCTCCAATTTCTTTTTCAGTTACGGAAAGCTTATTCCATAATCTGTCAGGTCGGTTCATCGAATAACCTCTATAGCCTCTACGCTTAAAGTGGTAGAGTAATCTAGGTTTGTTATTCTCAGCAAGTATAGGCATTCCGTAAAATACACATGCCATAAGCACGTCTTCGAAAAATATCTCTGCTGTCTGAGGCCTAGCTATATATTCTAAAAAGAATGTACTAGGTGGTGCATCTTCCATTGTAAACTTAGTCAAGCCGTGTAATGCACCTTTAGAGCCCCTGCCGTCAGTCGTCCCTGAAATATCGTAACTATCACAACCAAATGCACCAATGTGCTCGTTAGCTGGATATTTAACACCGTTTTTACTTATGTGCTTGTTTTGTAAATGCGCACCCGGTATCCAAGATACCTTAAATCTACCTTGCGGGCTAGGTATAAACACTACATTTGTATCCGGTACACCGTTAACCCATTGAAAATTACCTTGCGTTACAGTATTAGTATTACGTAGGTCTTGGTTATAATCAATCTGTTCGTAGATTTTTGCTAGGTTAAATATACTGTTTTTAGTTTCATCTCTAAACGCGTGGTCTTCCGTACGCGGAAACTGTCTGTAGTATTCGTTTAAAGCATCTTGGTCTTGTCTAAGACCTTCAACTTCGTTTTCCCAGTAATCTATAACCCCTTGCTCAATAACGTCGCCAAAAGGATCCAAAACCTTTCCATCAGGATTATTAAATACGGGCCACCCGTGCTCATCAATAAATCCCTCGTAGTTCCACTCCATCGGGATAAATAATGAATATAGTCCTGATTTGGTCTGTCCATTAGAGTTTCTTTTAGTTACGTTTGAATCGTTATATAATTTTTTAAAATTATCACCACCTTTATCTAAAGCATTCGATGTACTACCCATCAAACACTTACCTATAATACGTGCTCCTAGTCTTAACGTTGTTTTGGTAACCCTCCAGTTATTGAGGATGTTATCTGGTCTTTCCCATTTACCACTTTCGTCATGGACAAGTAGTTTAAGCTTTTCCCCATCGTAAGAGTTGTCGCCAGTGTTTTTCCAGTCAATTGTTGTATCAAGTCCTTCAAGCTCTATCTGTTTTTCTTGCGCTTGTATGGATTTTCGAGTGAGCTTAGAAGCTGGAACTCTATAAGCAAGTTCGGTTTTTGGCCGATCCATACCGTCCTGGATAGGTTTGAAGAAAAATGGATAGTTAACTGAGATGGGTACAACCTTGTCGGTAAACATCTTTTTGGCATCAGCACCACTCTTCGATAAGATACCAAATCTGGCGTCACTTGATATTGTTGCAAGATTGACGGTTTCACCTGATGCCATAAACGAGAATCCACTCCGTCTGTTCTTAAGATAGCACATTCCGTAGCATCTAGTATCAGCCTTGCAGGCTTCCCAAAATATATATAGAAGAGTCTATTTGCCTCTCTATAGTCAGGGTGTCCAACATCAATCTTTGACCATTGCAAGTACATGTAATGAGTACCAGTAATATAAGTTGGTACATCTTTGTTGTAAAACCAGTATCCGTTCTCACGTCTGTTAAATTCTTCATCTATATACGCTTCCCAGTTGCTTTTAAACGCGTCCGGGTATGTTTGCCAATCAAATATACTCTTGATATTTTTTAGCTCCTTAGGATACTCTGAAACCACCCACTTGTTTTCGCCTTTCTTAAGGTTTTTTGGTGCCGGCGGCAATGCTATACACAAATTTTGTATCTCAATGATTTCACCGATCTGTCCTGTCTTACTTATCACAATAAGATCATGCTCTTTATTGTAACCGTACTTCCATGCTTTTGATCGGTTTAATCTACTTACAGTTGTAAGCTTTATAGGTTCTACAACCTTAACTAAGTTCTGCTCGTACATTACTTAGATCGTTTTTCTGCAAAACCTTTAAAAGCTTCTTTCTTAGTTTCTTCTTTAGGTTTGTTTTCAAGAATGCGCTCTTCTTCTTCTATGCGCGTAAGTATCTCAAAAGCGTCAAAGATTGCCAGCTTCTTAGTTGCCGCTGCGTTTTTTAATCTGTCAGCTGATACATCATCTTCTGTATTAGTAATGATTTTTTCTTCAGCTACCTTAATCAATTCCTCAACCGCTTTGCGTCCAGCTTGGATTATACTCCTCTTCGTCTCCTTGGTAGTCATATTTAATTGTAATTTGATTGGTGGGAACACGGTATAATCGTTGCTCCTCTATATTAAATTCGTATTCCATACCTGGCTTAAAACCCACAAGCTCATTTTTCTTAAAGCCTTCGTCTGCATATTTAACAACACCTATACCTACGCGTTCGTGGTCTAATGAAAACTTATCTTTATTAGCTATTGGCTTTATAAAACAATAGCCGTCAATGCAACACCACTCGTCTTCATTCTTGTAAGCGTAAATTTGATCGGGTTGTGCAAAGAACAGGTCTTCACTAAAATACGACTTACTATTTTTCTCTACACCTCTTACGTCCCTAAACCTGCGGAATACATTGTGGTGTAGTATTACTTCATCGCCTATGCTTATATCCGTAGGGGTTGCAATTGGTAACGCGGTAACTATACCTATTCTGCTAGTATAGTGGTGGTTTTGTACTTCTGTATTTAAAAGTAACTCTTTACCGTCTATATCTTTTTTGCTGGTTGACCTAGAACTTTTAGGGCGCACCATAAAGTTAAAGACACTCTTCATTAGTAGCTGAGATCGTATTCTACAGAAACAGCCATGTTCTTGTTAAAGTCTTTCCATGGCATTACGTTATCAGCTTTCTGAATATATATAGAGTACTTATCTTCTTCTTCTATAATATTTACTATGGTATGACCACCGTACACTTCCTGCCCAACAGAATAGTGCATTGCATCGTTTTTGTAGTCTTTACCTACGCTTATTTTTCTTATTATCTGCATTTAATTAAATTTTATTATATAATTACCTGTGTTTAAGGTAATTCAAGTTCTTCAGGCTCTGGTGGATTGCAGTATTCGCTGTCTGGAAACAATTCACAATACTTAGCAGCATACTCGTCTCGCTGACTTGAGCTACCAAAGCTGTGTACGCCTAATGGTTTAACCCATATAATATGCTCTTCCCACTCTGCGTGTGGCTCACCGTCCCAACATACATCTACTGCATACTTTTCAGACAATACAGGGGCGGTAACTTCATTACCATCCTCATCGTATGTACCTGCTGTTTTAACGATAAA